GTGTCTCCATCCTCGGTTGCGAGAAGGGAGGTCATGAGGGTCGCAACATCCACACCATCATCTTCGAACATCATATCGTCATCATCGATTTCGTCCATAGGCTCATCCTCAGTAGCGATGATGGAGAGCTCCTCTTCTTCGGATTCAGTTTCGGATACAATTTCACCCTCCTCAATCTCAGGTTCTTCAGGCTGTGTGGACATTTGAATTAGACCAAGAAAAATTGGATCGCGAAATTTCGCATTTATCCAAAATTATTTTCTCTGCTTATAGTACAACAACTCTCAAAATGGCTGGCGGTCTTATGCAATTGGTCGCCTACGGAGCCCAGGATGTCTATCTGACTGGCAACCCCGAAGTAACTTTCTTCCAGGCGAAATACAAGCGCCACACTAACTTCGCGATGGAGAACATCGAGCAGACCGTCAACGGTACTGCCGCTGACTCCGGCCGCGTTTCCGTCACCGTCGCCCGTAACGGTGATCTTGTCGGCGATATGTACGTCGAGCTCATGTCTAAGGCTGGCATCGCGTCCCTCTCTTCCGCTACTGCCGCGGATCTTAACTGGGTCGCTGAGCGTGCGGTCTCCTCCGTCGAATTATCGATCGGTGGACAAAGGGTCGACAAGCACTACCAGAAGTGGTGGCGTCTGTACTCCGAGCTTTACCTCGATGAGTCCAAGAAGGCCACTTGGGGTAAGATGACTACCGGCACTGCCGATTCTACTGTCTATTTGCCCCTAGTCTTTTTCTTTAACCGCAATCCCGGACTTTACCTCCCACTAATTGCTCTGCAGTACCACGAGGTTCGTATTGATTTCGATTTAGCGTCTGATTTCTCTACCTACCTCCAGACTGGCACCTTCAAGGTCTGGGCCAACTACGTATACCTTGACACCGAGGAGCGTAGGCGTTTTGCCCAAAAGGGTCACGAATACCTGATCGAGCAGGTGCAGCACACTGGTACTGATACCGTCACCACCGCTTCCACCAAGCAGGTCCGCCTCTCGTACAACCACCCCGTCAAGGAGCTCGTATGGTGCTTCGACTCGGGTGTTGCCCGTACCAAGATGTGGAACTTCACCTCCAAGGGTGCTGTTGATGACATTATCCTCGAGTGCGACCCCACCGGCATTGCCGACTCCAACGCTTTCATCTCCACCTCTGTCTCCGGTGCTCCTCTCCTCAAGCTAGGCACTGGCGGTACCGCGGCTGCCGACGCCTTCACCGAGGAGGTCAACGGTCCCCTCAACACCTTCAAGCTTGTGCTCAACGGTCAGGACAGGTTCAAGGAGCAAAAGGGTAAGTACTTCAACCAGGTGCAGCCCCACTTCCACCACTCCGGCTCCCCCTACGCGGGTGTCTACTCGTACTCCTTCGCGCTCAAGCCCGAGGAGCACCAGCCTACCGGCACTTGCAACTTCTCCCGCATCGACAACGCGCAGGTTGCTGTTACTATGAAGTCCACTGACGCGCTCAACCTCAGCATGTTCGCGGTTAACTACAACGTCCTCCGTGTCCAGTCTGGTATGGGTGGCCTCGCCTTCTCCAACTAAATGCCCATACGCGGTATTTTAGTAAATAATTAAAAAACAAAACTCATTTTTAAAATGCACAGTACCAATGCTGTTTAAAAATGATTACTTAAATACAAGCCTCCTATTTAATATAATGTTCAAGAAAGTATTTGAACTTTTTGTTAAAGTGGATAAACCTCTATTGGGACGTTGGAATTTGAAGTCGTGTAACGAAATTTCAACATCCATCAATTCTATCTATCAGAACAGGGATCATTGTGGTGATACGATATGTAAAACACCAAAGAAGGCTTCAGAGTACCCCTCAAAACAAACCCCCACCGAGCATACCCAAACCACCGGTAAATAAACCCATACAACTGGCGATAGAAGCAGCGGGTGTGGTAGGAATACTACCGGCTGACCTCATAGATGAGGAGCAACAGCATACACAACAAAGTAACATTAACATGGGGGCAATTTGTTGCATCTTTTTTATAATGGACTTAGAAAATAAACCCAATACCTAATCATGTATGAGATATACACCGATGGGAGCAGTCTGGGAAATCCTGGACCTTCTGGCTGGGGTGTGGTCAGTGATAGTTTTAAGCTTAGTGCTGGACAACCTAATTCAACAAATAATCGGATGGAGATGACCGCTATTTTGAAAGCGCTCGAGGAATGTGTGAAGAGAGATATTCAAGCGGTGCGTATATTTACGGATAGTAACTACGTGAAACAAGGAATAAATTCATGGATTATAAAATGGAAACAAAATGGGTGGATGACATCTGCGGGTGCACCAGTGAAAAATAAGGATTTGTGGATTGCTATCGATGAAACGCGTAACAAATTGAACGTAGTTGAATGGCGGTGGGTAAAAGCCCATAATGGCGACCCTAGAAATGAAGAAGCTGATACATTAGCCAGGGAGAGTGCGAAAAATATATCCGCGTAAAATAGACCATGAGTGTTAAACAAGACGAACACTGTGAGTGGTGCGAAAAACAAGAAAAGTTGCTTATAAAATGGGCAGAGAAAGCGGCTGGATACCGCTGGTTGCATAACCATGCACGCCTATTCTACAAGAAACAGAATGATTGGTTGTCTTATCCTAGTATAATTATAGCAAGTATAACGGGTGTGGGTGGTTTTGCGGTATTAAATCCGAGTGGTAATGAAAATGTATCTCAAGATACCAAAAACAATATAATGGTCATTCAGTATTTCTTTGCATTCATGAATGTTTTGGGTGGAATTTTGACGAGTATCTCAAAATTTAGTCAGTCTCTACCTCTATCTGAGTCACATTCAGCGATGTGTGTACAATGGTCAAAGTTCTATAGGTCTATCGATATGGAAATATCACTCGATGTGAAACACCGCTCAGAAGTAGTTGAGTTTCTTATGAAGTCTAGGGAGGAATACGATCGATTATTAGACGAAGCTCCAGATATACCGGCCATATCTATCCAGGCATTCATGGTTCAATTTCCCGAGAAAGAAAACAAACCGGATGTCTGTAATGGCCTCTCCATCGTGGTGAGTGATGATGCAGCGTCTATAACCGGCTCTAGACGTGCAGTAAATAGATGGTTGGGAGCTTTCCAAAATATAAATAGAAGAAGGAGTAAAGAGATGGATGAACTAGAACGCGTTGACTCTGTATAATTTTCTCAGGATACTATAAATGTTCAAGTTAATACGATTTTTACCAATTTTAGTTATAACACTCATTTATGGTCTCGTGTATGCCAGCATTAATCGAATTAACCCGGATGCGTTTGGGTTTGATGATAGTGTTGTAGATCCTTTTTACTTTTCTTTTACAACTATGTCATCCGTGGGTTATGGCGACTATTCACCAAAGACAAGGTTCGCGAAGGCTGTCGTCATGTCCCAACAGTTCATGCTCATCGGTGAGATTATCAATCTTCTCGGTCTCGACAATTTCGGTAACTCCATTACGAAGAATGCGAATAACAATATTAATGCCATGATTAAAAATGCTTAAAGTAGAAGTTCCTATATAGTATGCCACCGTTATACAAGTTGATTAGTAACACGATCAAGTTGCACCGTTCTTATAGCTCAGTTGGTTAGAGCGTGGTGCTTATAACGCCAAGGTCACGGGTTCGAGCCCCGTTTGGAACAGCTTTTAGAGTGGGTTATCCTCACTGTAAAAGTTGTGATTTTCAATTCTAGTATTCATATATGAGTCCTACACAAGTTGGGATTAAATTGAATGATACGACGTCTGCTAGTGAGTTAGATTCATTTTTTACTCAAGTATGGTCTCAGGATAGACGTGTTAAGATTGTTTTAGATGCTACAGATTGTAGAAAGATTTCAGTAGGACGTATTCTTTCTATGAAAGGTGTGTTGGATGAACACAGATACAGTTCTAGAAAGTATATAGATCACACGGTTATCTTGGTCAATTCGAGATTTGCGCGATTTATATTACGTATGGGTTTGGCGATCATTAAGACTGAAAGACCAGTTTACATAAAACAAGCACCTAAGTAGAGATTCAAAATGAGAGAAAGTAAATCAAAATGACTAGAATCATTCACCCACTCACTGACATCTACGTTCCCGCTGAAAAGTTTCTCGCATGCAAAAGGGAACATCTATTGGATCCATCAAATAGATCTACCGAACACAATATCGCAGATGGTGCGGTATCTGTTCGGTACTACAGTAAGCCCAAAATTCATGAGGCGCGCATTGGTAACATGATCACTCAGCGCAAACTCATGTCTTTCTGGCGCGAACTTCTCAGTCCCCAAACCATCAGTAGAAGGAAGGTCTTCGAAATAATGCGGGAAGGTGGTAGATTGGACGCATTTCATTCACGAGCAGAAGTCGAGCAAGCTCGGCGGCAACAGAGAAGCAATAATCGACCACGTGGTAAGGGCAACTTTATAAAAATTGACAACTCTCTATATGTCCGAGGATTAAGTTCCCGCGATAAGTTCATGTACATACTTAAACTAAAACCCTATGCAAAAAAAGAGTTCAATTTAGTTTGGTCGACTCATCCAAGAAACGGATGTGAAATTATTGATCACTACATCACTAATGTTTCGCGTTAATACCCCCACTTAACATCGTTGGGAGTGGCGTGTGGATGATGCCTTGAGAAGAAGTTGCGTTCACCGTGGTCGCTATGACCGATGAGACTCTTTTGTGACCTGTCTATTACCATATACTTTCGCATATCTTTGTAATACACTCTAGCTCCTTTATTAATTAAATCTTCGTGTTTCATATCAACATGATTATCCATGGGATAGAAATGTTTCACATATTTTCTCATGTTATTTACGTTTATGAGATAACACTTCGTACTCGAAATCCATTTCACCTTTTCCAAAGTTCCCTCTTTTTTATCGGGAAGTCTGGAAAGACAATGGAAGAAACACATCTCCATATTTTCACCCTTTTCGTCTATGACCTCCTGAATTTCGTGGAACAGTCGAGGTGACTTAATTATGACGTTATCTTCGAATATGACAGCATATTTGAGACCTTGATCGAAACACCTTTTGTAAAAATCCATATGACCCACGAAACATCCTATAGCTCCCAGGTTAAAATGTGTAATATTGGGACGTTTCACGATAGGGTCATAATGCATTTCTAGAGCCTTTTCAAAGTATTCGGGTTCCACAATATCTTCGTATTCCCTAGCCACCTTAACATTACTTGTGTTGGGTCCGTATATGATTTCAAGGGGTAAAGTATCGTTATAGTGTCTCATAAAACGTTCCTGTCTCGATTTTGCACCATTGACTGTTAATACGAAACATTTATAGTCATATTTTTCTTTCAATTTAATTTTTTCTTCTCTATATGTGATTGCCAAAATATAGATGACGAGCGTCAATAGTATGACAAACAAGAACATACCTACTTAAACGTGAGAAAATATATATAAATAAGAATGAACGCTATAGATGTATGTGGTCTGTTGGGATCCGCTTTCATCGTTGTTATGTTCATACCTGAAATTAACCATGTGTACAAAACTCGAGATGCCAAAGCTATAAATTACCACTTCCTACATTTGAACTTGACTGCGAGTGTTCTGTCCCTCGTATACTCATTCCATTACAATGTCGTACCTATGACCATTACAAATGTTGCCGCCAGTCTTTTCACTTTTATCATGTACTACTTCAAATATATATACGAGGTTAAAGAAAAGAATCAAATTACTGATATAGTAGCCGAGGCTCCGGCTCCTATGGTGTAGTTGGTCAACACTGTGGACTTTGAATCCACCACCCCAGGTTCAAATCCTGGTGGGAGCTTGATTTATATGCGGGAGACTTGTAAGACTGTTCACCTTAAGAGGCTCCCAGAACAAGCATATAAATCTTTTCCTCTCTTAGCTCAGTTGGTAGAGCAGTGGACTGTAGTTCCAAGGGTCACCTGTTCAAATCAGGTAGAGAGGACCATTCCTCTGTAGCTCAGTTGGTAGAGCGACAGGCTGTTAACCTGTAGGTCATCGGTTCAAACCCGGTCGGAGGAGTTTTTTACATAGTGTTGTCCAGTATGTAAAAAATCTCATAGTATAATAAACAATGTCTGTAGTACCTATGCTCGCCGGTGTCGGTCTTCTCAGTGTATGTTGTATTTCTTCCAGTGTAGCTTCTACCATGATGGGTGGCGAAACTATAGAAGAAACTAAGCCTGTAGAAACTGAACCCACCCTCCCAAGTGGTCAGCATGTGAAGTTGATCGCGAGTGCCGCACAGGATCCCAGTGCAATGCGTGACGATGGAACAACAGCTGGTAACGTGGATGATACGAATGAAATTATAAACCTTGCCGAACTTGAAGTGTTTGCCAAGGGTGGCACAACCAGTTTAGCTGCGGGTAAAACTGTGACCGGTAGTTCTGAATACTCTGCTACTCATGGATATCTTAATCTTGTAGATGGTAACATGACAAATTTTGCGCACACAAAGGGTCGTACCGCGGGGGAGATTGATTACCTCCAAGTTGATTTAGGTTCGGTCCAAGAGATTGAGAAGATTAAGATTACTAACCGTACTTCTTGTTGCAAGAACCGTGCTATTGGTATCAAGGCTATAATCCTCGGTGCGGATGGCACGACCGTCGTCAAGGAAACACCCGCTATTACCACAATGGCTGATACGTATACCTTCACGTTCCCCGGAACTGCCTGGGCTTAAAATAACTTAAAAACACAAACCTTATCAATAGTAATGACCACTATTGCTAATTTATTGATTTCACCTATCATTTCTATCAAGAAGAGGTTCAATCACCGCTTCGCTGCATCCACTTTAG